CTTAATATTTAATTAACTATTTCTTAATAATTAATTATAAATTTTAGACAACTACTTCTACAGCTTCAGGAACAGGATTAATATTATTTTGAAATTTATTAAATATCTCCTCTTCAATTGTATTTTTTGTTAATATTCTAATCACTTTTACTTTCTTTTCTTGACCAATTCTACATGCTCTCGCAATAGCCTGAGATTCAATAGCTCTTACTTCATCTTCAGAATGATCAATTGGTTCAACAAAAATAATATGAGTAGCTTCAGTTAAATTAGTTCCAGATGCTGATTTCTCTAGAGATAACATGATTACATTATCTTCATTATTATTTGTCTTGAATTTATTAATAGCAGCATTTCTTCTGTAAACATTTCCTTGAATAAACGAGTTACTAACTCCATTTTCTTTAAGAGCACTACCAATAAGATGTAACATTCTATCCCATTGAGAAAAAATAATTAACTTGTTGTTTTCATCAATTACAAGTTTTCTTGCAAGAGATATTAGTTTTCCTAATTTTGATCCATATTTCTGAATCAGTGGATTTTCCATAACTTCATCATTTTTCGTTGAAGCCATATCTTCAGTTAGATAAATATCAGTACCTTTAAGATCATTTTTACAGTAAGGACAATTTTTCTTAACTGATAAACACATATCAAGACAATCTTTACAAAACATATGACCACATTGAGTCATAACTCTATTTTCAATTTTATCAAGACACACTGAACAGTTTTCTTCATTATCAACATCATCAGTATTTGTAATCTTTTCAACAATTTTCAAGAAATATTTAGATTCGGAAATTTTATTTTCATACATTTTCTTTAGCATACTATATTCTTGAGATATAGGATTTAAATTATCCAATTTATTTTGATATTTACTTATCAATGCTTTATTATGTTCAATTAATTTATCTTCAATTTCACTCAAATTAACTTCTTTAGTATCAAATAATTGACCCATTGTATCAGTCGCTAAAATATGGCAACATATTTGTTGTAATAAAAGTCTTGAAAAACTACTATCCTTCTTAGATTGATATATTTTTTTCTCAAAATCAGTTAAACCTACCCAATGTACTTCTTCGTCATATCCAATAATATTAACATCCGTATCTTCTTTTCTATGTCTAATCATAGTATGTTTCAATAATTGATCAATAATATATCTTTTAGCTAAAATAGAATACGATTCACTATTAGCAGAAGATCCGTAATTTCTATATGATGATTTTAGACAATTACCATACTTTATCCATTTATTTTCAAAAAATATTTGACAATCAATGAATTTTAGACAATTTGATAAACCATTAAAGTTTACAAAAGGAGTACCAGATACAAACCATTTATAATCAGCTAAACAATTACTTAACAATTCAGACATATATTCAGACATAGAAGCACTTGTCAATTGCAAACCAAATATTTCATGAGCTTCATCAACAATCAATCTGTGAAAATTAAAATGTTCTAAATTTGGTTGTTTTTTATCGTAAATATTCTCACCTTTTTGTACCCATCCTAAAATCAATGTCTTCAACATCACAGATCTTTCATCATGTTTATAGTTAGATGGAGTACACTGTCTGTAATTTATAGTAGGATAATATTTAAAATTCATTAAAAATTGTTGAGTTACAATTATAATATCCGCTTGAATAATATCTTTATAAGTTAAAGATGTATGACTATTTTTAGTTAATAGTGAAATAATATTAGCTTTACTATTTACTTTTAAAACTTCAGTCTTCCATTGTTTAGCCAAATGTGCTGGACATACAATGAGTGTAGACTTTGCATTTATTATACCGAATTCATTAACATAATTACTTGGTACCGTGTAGTCAATATTAAATTCTCTTGTAGAAGGATTCATAAAAATTAATGCTAAAGAAGTAATCGTCTTTCCTAAACCCATCTCATCAGCCAAAATTCCACCCTTTGACTTGACAGGAATTTCATAATTTCCATTATCATCATTTGATAAATATTTTTTTAAATAGGGATCATATGTAATTTTTAAATTATTAAAATCCAATGTATATTTATAATTTAATTGTCTAATAGTATTTGCATTTTCAATATCAATCATTTTTGCAACACTTTTTTTTTGATAATCGTATAGAGTAACTGTAAAATTTGATGGCTGTTCAATAGAAGGTAATGTAGGTAAAAAAGATTTATTTTCACACTTGGGATGATTGCTAACAGAGTAAACAGGTATTGTTTCAAATAACTTTGATAAATATGCTCTTAGAGAGTCCGACTTATCTCTATATAAATGTATTCTATCAGTATCGATTATTACAATAATACCAAACTCAGATTCACGCATTCTACCATAATAATCCAACCCTGTATCTTCTCTAGTTATACATGCCTTAATTTCAAACAAATCATGAAATCTGCTTTCTGTCATAATAGATATTTCTAAGGAATTTGACGTTATTCTATTATAAATTTTTCCTGTTGTTGGATTAATCCAACTATACATCATAGATGACTGACTATTAGGAGGAATTTTATTTCCTTCAAGTCTTAATTGAGGTGCCTCTTCTGTGTATTTTCCAGATCCAAAATGTAAAATGTTCATTAGTATAATAAAACAATTAGTTAACTACCTGTATATAAATCAATTTTTTTATAGTTAATCAATTTTTAACTACTGGGTAGTTCTAAAGAATAGTTAATTTTTTCAATAGGAAAAGACAATTTATCAGCAACATAACTTAATACATTTTGGTCTCTTTTTAGTCCTTTTTCTTTGAGAGTATCAAAAATATTTTTAAATAAATTATTGACTGATTCTTCATTTCTTCTTACAACAAAACAAGTATCTACTAATGGAACACTAAATTTTTTATCTTTAATTTCCTCTAAAAATTTATTTCCATTATCTTTATTTTCTAGATTTAAATCTACAGTTTTCTTTATTTCTTGCTGCATTTTTTCTCTATCAGGATGTTTGAAAAAATCAATTTTATGATTTTTAACTTTTTCTATAATTTGATCATAATTTAACATCTTTCTTAATTTTTTATTAACTATTTTACTGTCATACCATACAATTATATCATAATCTTTTAATATTTCAGGTAAGTTAAATTTAACATTTTTACTTGACCACCTGTTAGAATCCATAATATTATCACCTTCAACTTTATTATATATAACTTTATTCCATTTTTTTGTAACAATGTCTTTATTATCAGTAAAAAAATAATAATCCATCCTTGAATCAAATACTATATCATCAATACCTTCATTCAACTCTCCTCTAAAATTACCAAAATTACAACCATAAACAGCAATTTTTTGATTTTCTTTTATATCTGAAAAATTTTCAATATCTATTCTATGGCATCTATAAATAGTTAATAATAAAATTAAAACTAAGCTATAAAAATATAAATCAAACAATTTATCTTGCATATAGAAAGATTTAGATAATCTTTCAATAATCGCTTACAACAAATTTTAAATTAAATATGGTTTATTTATTTCTTCTAACCATAATTTTGAAATATTTTTAAAATTAAATCAATATTCTAACCTGTCTAAATATTGATTTAATTTTTGATTTCTATAGTCTTTGTTTGAATTTCCATGTGTACAATCAATTATAATCTATTTACATTACAGCTATATTTTGAATATTGATATTATTGATTGACATAATATAGCTTTATAAATCGTTTAAAAAAATTTTTCTGATTCTTCAGATAATACCATTAGATAATACCATTAGATAATACCATTAGATAATACCATTAGATAATACCATTAGATACCATTTGTATAAGCAGAACAAGCTCTAGTCATAAAACTGTGACTAGAGAGAATTCCTTTTTCTACTTTTTCGCAATCCTCTTCATCTTTTAGTTTTTGAATAGGATACAACATTTCCATCATACTGTTCTTGAGAGGTACAATAATCAAATTTCTAATACTAATCAAATTATCTATAACCAATCTAATAATTTTATAATTGTCATCAGCTGAATGTTTTGGCATTTCTTTTGAGATTTCATGAATATCTTTAGACTCTATATAATTAATCAAACTAGTAGAAGACAACTCATCAATAGATTCTAACATTGACTTGTTTTTTACTGGTTTGACACCTTGAATCAACCTCATCATTTCAAAGTATTTATAAAAAATTACAAAACAAGTTTCTATGAAAGAATGACCAGTACTAATTTCTACAAGTAAAGTTACTACTCTAATTGATGATTCAACAGATTCAACAAAATCAACAGATTCAACAAAATCAACACTGTCCTTAATTCTACCACCGTCACACTCAATACTGTCACTACTTTTAACATTACTCAATGTAAAAGGTACATTATTCCTAATAACTTCAAACATTATAAAAAATGTATAAAGTTGTCCAGCATTTGCCAAAATTTCAAGTTGTCTATTTGTTCGACCTGTAATCAATGTACTGCCATTATCAATGTTACATGCACTGTGTAAAAATTTAAACTTTTCATGGTTATAATTTAATTTTAAACTCAAACAACTTGGAACTTCAGTAATTAATTTACCGAAACAATATTCGATAATAAATTCAATACCTTTATTACTATGATAGAGTCTACAAGGTAGATCAACAAACACAAATGACTTTTTAATATATTCTATCTCAATTGATTTCAAGAAATTAGTCAAACCATTAATAACCAACTTATTAGAAGATGTAGGACAAACAACAAACTTTAGCCTACCATTTGACATAGCATCATTAATTACATATTGATTACTACTATCATCGCCAATACTGGTTCTAAGAGATTTCTGAAAATACGTTTCAAAATTTTTATCAATTGCAATTTTATTGACAATATCAATATCGCTCAAGTAAAAAATAGTTGTACCTTCTTTTTTAACTAATATATCAAACTTAATATTGTCTAGTGCATGTAATGATGAAATACCGAAATTTACATTTCCTGGCTTGTTAGAAGTTCTTTCTTTTTGATACTTACAAAGTATATTACCTTCATAATCATAAAGATTTACACTCTCACCATTACTATCAGATTTACTAAAATTTTCTCTAAATTGATTATAGTCATTCTGATTTCCAAAAACAATATTCACTTGACCTGGATCTATACTACCTGGAATAGTAATTGAATCTTTATCTTTTTTCGACGACACAGTACAATTTCCTGTAAGGAAACCAATTTTATCTTCTATACGAAAACACATATCTCCAAACTTAATATTACATCCTTCTCCTTCTTCTCCTTCTCCTTCTACTCTAACTTCTTCTCCTTCTCCTCTAACTTCTTCTCTAACTACTTCTACTATTCCTTCTACTCCAACTACTCCATTTACTACTTCATCCCTCTCTCCCTTATTAATACTCATTTGCGACATAATAAATACCTTTAAATGTCCTATAGATATTATTTTTCAATTTTTTTATTTAGTAATATAAATAGAATCTGATTCATACTTTTGTTTTGCGTAGCAATTTAATGTTATTACTAAAAAGCTCTGCTTTTGATTTTTAATCAGATTCAAAATATGAATAAAAAAATAATAAGATATCACAAATAGGTAATAATTGTATATTTACCATTCTTAACATAAAAATAGAAAAGTATGATTAGATATACTATCATTAACTGTTATAAACAATTCCTGCCATACCGCTAGCAATTCTTAAATAATTATAATTTACACCGTACGCTACTATATCAAAATTATTAGATAAAGCTTTAGACTGGAGAGATGTTGGTAAGAAATTTTTAAAATCTTTAATATTATCATCATTTAATGTAAATTGTAATTGAGCATTATCAATTCTAGAAAAATTCAAGCTTCCCATAGGATCCTTAAATTTTGGATTAGCACTAAATGAATACATGTAAAATAGATGTTCAGTTTTAGTTCTATAATTTTCATAATTTTGTAGATAGTAATAATATTTAAAATCTTTCCATTCAACTCTAGGATAAGAATTTATTAAGATTCTTGCTTTATCTAATAAATGATTCTTAAAAGAAGAAGTAAAAGAATTAAATGTAAAATCATTTTTATTAAACATATCTACAGTTGGGTAGTCTAATTTATTAGAAAAATTAAATAGCTCTCCATTTTCTTTCATAAAATTATTTTGTAAGTAAAAGAACATTTCTTTTACAGGATGATTAAAGTTTAACTCTATATTTTTACCTTGACTAACACTATGACTAATTCTTTGAGTTTGTGTGATTAAATACTTGTGTTCAGCTTGAGAAACTCTTTTTCTATCTTCAGAATCTAAAAATAATAAATTGCAATCTAATCTTAAATCTTTAATACTTTGTTCAGGAATAGAATAATTTGGATTATGTACAAATCCTTTAATACCATTAATGTCAGTTTTTTCTTCTAGTAGTTGTACAATATCATCCCATTTTCTTAGTTTAATTTCAAATTCAACATCATGGTATTGTAAAGCTACTAATGGAAGAGCTTTATTTATACTTTCTGCAAACCAGAATTTAAGTGGAATATAAAGAGAAGTAGATCTAATTGTATCTTGAGGAGTAATCAATGTAGGATCCATTCCTAATAAACAAATTTTATTAAATTCTTTTTCATATAAATCAGTATAAATTTGGCTAAAGTCTCCAGTTACTTCTTCAATTAGTTGTCCTCCAATTAATAATTTAGCACTTTCTAATATTGAATATCCAAGATAGTCAACCCATCTAACCTTAAAATTTTTTAAGTCTTTTATTTGATTTGATAAAACAGATTTAGATAATTCAGGCAATTCGATAACCAGATAGGCAGAACTTAACATATCACCGTCTTTTTTTACTTTAAAAGATAATGTGGTGCCCCAATTACTACTTCCTAAAGAATAATTACTTGTAGTTGATTTTACAAAATTATTCATTTTTCCAACATTTTGTTGAAAAACACTAAACTTAGGATCATTTGTTAAAAGATCTTGTTCTTGTGCACCTACTGCAACAAGTTGAGTCAATGCTCCATTATTCGACATATAATTTAGACTAGAAAAAATATATAAATTCTTGACTATTAAAAATTTTAATTTATTAAAAAAATCTTATCTTAAAAATAAATAAATTCAGTTATACTGAAAATATTTAATCTTAACATATTATATATTTATTAACCTACTCTCCATGAATGACCGCATTCTAAACAATCAATAAACGATGTTGCAGGTTCATCACCTGCTCTTGTCTGTTTTTCAGATACTGTACATCTTCTTTTCTTGCATTTTTTACATTGAAATAAATCTGTAGTAGGTTTATCTTTTTTATTCTTTTCTTCTAATTCTTTCTTTTTATTTATTTTTTCATATTTCTCTGGATTTAATTCATGAGATTTCATAAATGCAAGTTGTTCAGATTTAATATCACCATTTTTTATCATATCTTGTAGAGATTTGTTTGAATTTAAAATACATAATATTTCGTCCATTTTTTCCTGATAAATATTTTCAAGAAGAAATGGTGTTCCTTGACTTTCTGAATATTCATCTGCAAATCCATAAATACCTCCATCAATTCTTTCTGAAGTTTTTTTATCAAATAGTTTCAAAAGTAGTTCTATATTTTGTTTTCTAGATTCCATAGTATTTTAGTTAAATACTATCATTTATTTAAATCAATTTTTTTAAACACTTTCAGAATCTACTAGTTCAACTTGTGTTAAAGAATCTACATGTGTTACAGGTTCTACTGGATTTACTACAGAACCATTTAGTGAAATTTGATTATTATCTTGATTACTGAAATATTCAACAACATCATTTTCTTCCTCAAAAATATGTGGTTTTGTTTCTACATTATCATCATTTGATTTAAATACTTTAGAATCAACATTGTTGATTTTAAATATATTAAAAGCAGACTCAATTACCCATTTCTGTAATGGTTCAATATAACCTAGATTATTGATACCACGCATTGTATCTAAGAATCCAAAAGAATAATAATTTGGATAATACTTTGTGTAATAAGCTTTTACATTATTATAACCATTAGTTGTAATGGATTTATCATGAATTATATTATTGTAAGGATCAGTCAAATCAATATCATTATACTTATAAAATTCAGCATTATAAAATCTTGTATGAAATAACTTGTGATCTTTTTTCAACTGTCCTAAACATCCACTAATAGAAGATTTGTTATTCAAATTAATATCATATAAATTATTCCAATAAGGAACACATGAAGAATATTTAATAAGCTTATCAATCTCTTTTTTGTTTAGAAAAGTACCGAAACCTCTCATTCTATATTTATTAATTATTTCAATTGGATCTTTTGAACCCGCAAAATATTTATAATCAATATTCCAATAAGTTTTGTGAGCTGAAATACAAGAAGGAGTCAAGTAAACATTATTTCCATCATAATAGCTACGTACACAAGGTAAATGGAATTTTGAAACAATACCAAAAAAGTCATCTCCTAAAATAGGAAATAATTCTAATACTCTTAAAATATAAGGTTTTGCTTCAATTTTTGCTTTAAAAGTTATATTAACACCGCATTCATATGTAATGTATTTGTTTACGTCTGACTCATCAATATTGACAGACGAATCTATAATATCATCTAACATTTTTTCAACTTGATCTTCATCAATATCAACAAAAGATTTAACATTTCTTGTACATTGTTTACTTTTCTTAAAATGAACTTCATAAATAGTTTTATTTAATTCAAATAATTCAGGATGAACACTTTTTAATGTAGCTATTTCATCCTCATCAAAATCACTAAGAAGTTTTTTATAAAACTCATCAATTTTATTATTGAAATATGGTTTTATAAGGTTAACTATTTTTTCTTCTCTTAAATTAGAAACTATATATTCATAATTAAGAATGTCTGTACAAATACTATTTCTAATAAAATCTTCATCAACAAATATGAATATTGTTCTATATACAGTATATTTAACTATATCTAAATCGTCTGCTCCTTTATTGCATACATTTACTACTAACTGATTGTGAATAATTTTACTCTTTTTAATAAAATCAATCGGATTAATACCTTTAATCATTACATCAAGATCTGCATCTGAATAATACTCACTGAAATATCTACTCCAATCCAAATCAAAACTAGATTCAGAATTAAATATATTTTTACCAACAAATAATTCTAATAAAGGTGGGTTTTCTTGTAGACATGCAGTCATTACACTTCCAGAAATACCTATTCCAAATTCTTCAAAATTTAAATCATCAAATATATTAAAAGATGTATTACCAGTCATAAAAACATTAAATCTATTTCTAAATCCATCAAGAGTAGTAATTACTCCAGGTTGACTTTTATTATTTTCATCTACTGGAAAAGAAAATTCAACTCCACCAATGTTATTTTCTGATTGTAAACTAGAATTATCGACCATAATTGGCAAATAAGGATTAGACTTGATATCATTTGGTACGACAGGAAATGTTGGAAGTTTATTTGCTGTATTTATATCAAATATAAAATCATCAGTTTTCTTAGTCCATGTCTTCTTGATACATTCTTCAAAGTAGAACCTAATCCAAGAATAGCTGATTAAATATCTGAATAATTCAATAAAATATGAAATATGATATTTCATTTTATCTAAAATATAAATATTATTAATTACATTATGAGAATAATACTTTGAAACAAGAAGATTTGTAAAAAAGTAAAATTGTTGACAAGTATTTAACTTATCAAATATTTGATTAACATCAGATGTACTAATATCGGAGTTATTTCTAATTCTGTATAATTTATAACCATACTTTGTAATTGTAGAAGATGCATCTACAAAATTCTTATTATTAAAAATCATTGTTAGATAATTATTTTCAATATTATCTTTATCAAGATCATCTAATATAACTTTTATTGACTTGTCAAGACTAGATTTTGTATAAGACAATTGAAATTTTCTTTCATTAAAACTTTTTGATATATTACATAAACAATTATATCTTAATGTCCAATAATTACTTTCGTCTAGTAATTTAATCATTTCAGTTAATTGTATCTTTGATGAATAACTTATATCGTTACATTTACAAAAATAATCCTTGATATACACCAAGTTCCATAATGTTTTAAAATCACTAACTCCATTATAAAGTTTTAAATATTCAATTAAATTTAAATAAGAAATATCAAAAATAGGGACTACTAATATTTCATCACCTAACTCGTATCCAAAATGATTAAATAAGTTAACACTTTCAGATGACACTAATGATATATTTTCATAATGATATTTATTTTTAATTAATTTAATTGAACATTCTTTTAGTACCAATTTATGTTTTACATTATCCCATTCTCTAGTTGGAATATAAGATTTGCAAATATCTAAATCTACAGGTTCATTTTTTAATGGACATAATACATAAACTTCTCTAAAAAATTTACCTATATTTAGAATATTAATTTCTACTGTATCATCATTTATTTCAATTTCTAATTCTTTATTCAATAGTGGGTTTGCTATTTGTTTAACTTGAGATTCCATTATAATAGTATAATTTATCATCTAAAAAGAAAATATAAATCAATTTTTTTAAATAATATTACAACTTTGAATATAAACGAAATACGCAAATTTAGAACATATTTGTCTAAATATCTAATTCAATCTCGTATAATTTCTCTAAACTATCGCAATTAAAAGATTGTATTCTATCGAGTTGACTTAAATAACTATCTCCTTTAGAATCTTTAAAATTATCTACAATAATAGAATCAAAAAAATCAAATTCACTTTTGAATTTAGTATACAAATTTAAATAATCTTTTTTCTCAATAGAAAAATTATAATCTGAATTAATTTTACTATTTTTTATTTTTTTAAATTGAATATCTTCTTTATTTTCTTCAAATTTTAATTCGACACTCTTTCTTTTTTCTAATCCTTTATAAATTATTATATCTTTATTATAGTCAAATCTTCGAATATTTACTAAACCAGTATAATTCATATTTTTACTAAATAATTTGTTCTTATAAATTTTACTTTTATCGCAAGTAGATACTCTAATAAATCCATAAAGATTTAATTGTCTATAAAAAGAATTTATTTTAGTAAACCTAAAAATATCTTTACAACAAATATCTAAAAATAATATTGGTTTTAAAATAACAATTGATTCATCATCAAACCAACCATAAATATAATTCCATTCATTTTTAGTGATATAAGATTCACTAAACATCATATATAATTTATTAATAAAACTACTTCCATTTTTCATTGTATTAAAATAACTATTAGATTTTATATATTTTTCAATTTTTATTAGTAATTAATTTTCTCAAAAATAAAATTGCTTTCCTTAATATAATCTCTTGACTTTAAATAATCAATAGAACTATTGAATAGTTCATTATTTAATTCAAATAGTTTAATATTTTCACAAGTTAATTCATACAAAATAGTTTTAGAATAACTATGTGTTTTCAATAATGAGTTAATTACAGACATTACAATATCAATTCTACTATTTGATAATTTGATATCTTCGTCTATAAATGATTCTTTTAATACACGACTGATGTCAAAATATGATTTTCTTAGATCTAATTCCTTTTTATTAAACTCTTTATTAAGAACAAATATATCATTATTTTTTCTTAAAATTCTATTATTTGAAAAAACTCTTAGCAAGTTATTGATTTCTTCTTTTGGATAATTTCTCAAAAATGTAAAATTATTAATTTCTTCTAAAGTCTGTTCTTCAATTTCATCAAATTGTTCTAAAACTAAAGCTTGAATTGGTAGTAGCGTCAATATACAATTACAATTTGTATTATTATATCTAATAGTAACTTTACCAACATGTAAATACCAATTTAAAGATCTGGTATCATCATGATATTTAGTAAAAATAGTTGAATAATTTGAAATATATTTTACTAAAGAATTATTGTTATAACGAATTGATCTTTCGCAGTTATTCAAACAAACATCAAAATTTGTTTCATTTGTTAGAATACTCAAATCCCATATATTATTTGAAATTATAGTTGGCTTAATTATCTGTGGTTTTAATTCATAATTTAAAATTAATGATGAAGAATAATCAAATAAAGTCTTTTTAAGAATAAATATTTGATTATTATTAAAACATTTTGATAGATTACTAATTAATTTCATCTCAAACAAAAAATTTTTCTTTCCATAAATGTCAATCAAATCATTAACACTTTGATAATTTAATAGTCTGTTCATTAAACATATGTGATAGTTTTTAAATATAATATCTTTATTACTCAAATTAAAAATAATATTAACCAAGTTAGCTATTTTACTATCATATTTTTGAAAAGCTTCAAATGAACAGTAATCTAGAGACTTGTGAGATGATTGCAATGAAATGTTTGAATTTTCAAAATCTCCTCTTTCATTATTAATTGTTTTTAAAATGAATTTATTCAATTCATCATATAAATTATTGTTAATAATTAAATGTGATATTTTTTTACAAAATAATGAACATAATGTAGGAAACGTATTTGAATAATATTTTGTAATAGTAACATAAAAATTACAAACTTTCTCTAGACTTGTATCTGAATTAATATCAGAATTTGAATTATTGGCAATATGTAACTCAATGCTTTCTTTACTATCTCTCGATAATGATTTCCCAATAAAATTAAGAGATTTATAATTCTGTTCCAGAAAAATATTAAAATTAGATATGTTATTCAATTTAGATAGAGGATTAAAAATATCTTTTATCAAAATAGAAGATAGGATCTCCATAAAAAACAATTCTTTTAGTAAATAGTTAAAATGTGTCCTATAAGTATTGAAATAGTTAACAAAAATCGAATACTGATAGACGGGTATCATACATTTATTTACATCAGGATTATTAATTTCTAAATTTAAACTTCCCTTAATACATTGTAATAAAAATGGCAAATACCATGAAACATAAAAATTATTACACAATTTTTTTATTTTTAGTGTCAGAAATTTTACATCTTTATAGTTTCTAATATCCATTATTTCATCACGAAGAATATTTGTATTATGAACAAATGGATCACAAAATAACGTATTAAAAAAGATTCTAAATATATCAGTTGAATTATTCTTATTTAAAAAACTATTTAGAGTATTGATCTTATTATTAAATTTTTTAATACAATTTAAATATGTATTTATTATACAAGTACCTCTATTTATCTTTATAGAATTTCTAACTTCTTGTCTTGTTCTTCTAATATATTCATTTAATGAATCAGTTATACATGACTCAATACTTGTCAATAAATTATCATGTATTTTTGATTTTTCAACAGTTAACCCTTCTTTATCTCTTAACATATTTAAATTGCAATAAATATAGGTTGGAATCATTACTCTCTTGTTATTTTTTATTAGATTTTCAAAAAAATACTTGTAATCATTTAAATCACAATTAGTATCATATTTAATAATTATTGAATATTTGTCTTTCATTGATAAATAAGAATATATATTTATCAATTAAAGTTATCAATTTTTTTATACACAAGGTTTTGGGACCTTTCTGTATGAGTGACATTGATTTGGAGTTTGTTGCGGACTTTCTACATTTTCTATAAAATAATTTAATACTTTTTTATATCCAACATATAATCCTACTAGATATCCAAAAATACAAACTAGTAAATAAAATAGTAATTTTAAATATTTTGTTCCTAACATATATATATTTTCATAGATAAAAAATTTTTATCTACAAAAAATAAATTTTGAAAATCTTTATATAAAATCGAGGTGTTTTGCACCATGATATAATCATTATATAAGATCCAATTTATATTATATTTGGATTATATCTAGGAGAATTGTAATCATAAATTTTAACATCAAAATCACCTCTTGATGAATCTAACCACGGTAAATCTATTTTTTCATTATCAGTTAATTCTTTATCACCTTGTACTTTTAATGGTATTTTATTATCTGAATTTGAATATGAATCAACAACATAATATTCATATTTACTAGAACCAGGATGTGATTGTCTTCCAAATAATCTTAAAAGTTTTTCATCTGATTTTCTTACTAACATACCCATCTGTTGAAAATTATCAGGATATCCTCTAGTTGGAATATTAATCATATCTTTAAAATATTTAGGAGGATAAGCATGTCGAGGTAATCTTCTTTCTGGTGCTACTAATACATTATTAATTACCTTTTTATCTCTTTCAATAAATATATCATCGACTTGATGTTGTCCAGTTTTTACATCCATTTCATAATAGTTATTATTGATTAATGTATCATTAATCTCATTATCACTTTCTGTATCATCATCTTCTATATTTTTTAACTTTTTTTGATAAATATTTTCATTATCAATTTTATTATTTTTAATCATTTTTAATGAATGAATATAAGTAAAAAAAGAAAATATAAAAATTAAAATTATAAAATAATTTTTTGGTATACATACATTATCTGTCATCTATATATTTTATTAGATTATTAATATTTTAATAATTAATAATCTAATAAACTATAATATGTCTTATAAATCAAAGTATTTAAAGTATAAAACAAAATACAATAAACTTTATTATGATTTATTGGGTAGTAGTGAAAAAGATCAACTACAATCAAGTCCACCAGGTCTATCAAAACCAGTATTTGACTCAAAATGTACTGAAAATGTGAAAAAAGATAATTTAGAACTAAATATAGATTTTCAAAGAGATTTAACAAGCAATGATCTAGAAAATGAAAATTCTTTTAAAAATTATAGGAATGGAAAAACTAGAAATGCTACAAATTTTATTCAACGCAATCATATTGATAAACATCAGAATGATCCAACATTGGTTAAAAATTGGAATCAAGGGAAACATCAAAAGGGTCTTCAATCACATTTAAAAAATATATATCGTTTAGAAATTAAATCTAATAGAACAAATAATGATACTAGCAGACGTGTTTATCAAGTAGTTTTAAATAATAAAAACCAAGTATGTTAGATTTTAATTTACGGTCTATGTATTAACCAGTCAACTATCTTATTGCCATCTTCATCAGTATGACTATAATTAGCTTCTGTATAAGAAAAATTAATACAACCTATTCCTGGATTTATAATTGGTAAGAAATTAACATATGTTGATGTCAGAATATTTTTAGATTTTACTTTTCTTAATTTAACAGAAAGTATTAATTTAGAATCATTAACTTCTCCTCCTCCAACTAGAGAATAATTCTTAACTATATCTTCATCTTCATTAACTAATTGATCATACATAACATCAAATTCATTGTAAAATTCAATAGTTCTTTTTCCTCTTTTATCTAAATAACTATATTCTTTTTTACTAAAATAATTATTTAGGTTTTTACATCTTCTTATATATCTATTATAATAATTATTTCTTTCATCAATTGTTGTCTCATTTGATTTATTATATGTTGTAGATGGTATATCTGTCCAATCTTCAAATGGAAAAAAATTATTTTCAATTAAGATATTTCTATTCTCTATAAAATAATCTTTTTTACCTATATCAAGTATATATCTTTTTTGATTTTTATTATAATAGTAACGTATGCTTAAAATATTATGAACAGCGTTGTTGATATCATTATTACATTTATAATAATTTTTCATTATAGTTTCATAATTTTTTATGTCACTTGAACGAGTTAACGCATCATTATACCTTTCTAAAGAGGATTCTGTTTCTTCTAATTTTCTATCAAATATTGATATAATTTTAGGACTATTACGTTGAGGACTATTACGTTGAGGACTATTAGGACTTTTACGTGGAGGACTATTATGTAGAAGACTATTAGGACTATTACGTTGAGGACTATTAGGACTTTTACGTGGAGGACTATTATGTAGAAGACTATTAGGACTATTACGTTGAGGACTATTAGGACTTATACGCTCAGGACTTTTACGTTGAGGACTTTTACGTTGAGGACTATTAGGACTTTTAGGACTTTTAGGACTTTTAGGACTTTTAGGACTTTTAGGACTTTTACGTTGAGGACTATTAGTACTTTTATGACTTTTACGCTCAGGACTTTTAGGTCTTGTAAGACCAGTAAAACTGCTTACATCTTCAACTAATTGATGTTGACTAACTATAAAATCGCCTTTATATCTACCACTTCCTTTTAATTCATATGCGACTGATCTTTCCATAAAAGGCATAATAGATAGAGAATCAATTAATGCTTTATTAATATTATAAAAATCCATTAATTTGTCCCTATATAAAAAATGAACATCCTCCATTTTACCAGTTTTATTATTTATTTTTTTATATGTATTCCATAAACTATTTCCATCAAAATTTTCTTTTGAAACATCAAAATCATTACCATATTTTAATTTTAAATAATCAAACAATTTATCTCTAACCTCATAATATTTATTTATATCATCATTTTCTGTAAACATATCATTTACTTCACTAAAGTTATCACCATTACTTTTAAATTTATCTCCTGATAATATACTTAAATATACATTATCGCTAAATCTGTTAAAATCATTACTGTTAAAAAAATAATTATAAAAATAAATATACCATTTTAATAATAAACTGTCATCATAAGATTGTAATGTATGGAATTTATGTTTAATAGATTGTTTATTTCCTGATATTTCATTTTTATCTAATAAATTTATTAATTGTGCAATAAAATCTATTATTGATGGTCTAATTGGAATATTTCTTGGTAATTTCAAATTTGCATTTTCAATTTGAGAATCTCCAACAACAGGAACTTGATTACATTCATTATTACTTGTAATATCAGTATCACGAATATCTTTAAATCCGGTTATACCATCAACAACATTTGATCTTAAAGAATCCTTAAAATGATCTGTTACCATATTTTCATTACAGCAATATGGACCTGTATAATTTATAGTAATATTTACAATAATTAAATTTTTAATAACTAAGTCATGAAGTATATTAAATTTATTATTATCAAAACTACGAGATTCATCTGTAGATTTTAAATCATTACTCTTGGTATATTTAAATAAATCTGCTAACCATCCTTTATCTTTTATTTTACCTAATGCATATGCATCTAAATCATAATCACCTGGATTTTGTGTAAAGAAATTAAGAGCAATATACGTAGGTTTATTTTTTAAAAACCCAGATTCAATGACATTTAAAATAGAATATTGATCTTCGTTGCTTTGCCATCTATAATCAAAAATTATATGATATAATGTTTCAATAATCATATTACCTATTCTATCTTCATGTGTATGATTTCCTTCAAATTTTGTTGTTGGTTGATGTTTACGGCCTTTAGAAGTTAAACCTTGTATATAAATATTTTTTAGATCTATAAAATAAAATAATCTTTTAAAGTACTTACTTTTACCACCACCATCACCAAGGTCTGTTGCATTATCAAGTAAACCATCTTGAAATAATCTTTCAATATAAAAATTCGTACTATTGTATATTTTTTCTAAATCTGTCATATATATAAATATACATAAATTAAATTAAAAGAATTTTTAAAATTAATAACTTGAAGAAATCAATAAAATTATCAATATATGGTTTATATCATAATAGTTTTCCCAAAGATTATTGAATAAATTTTTATTTTCATTCTTCTTTAAATATTTAACTAAGTTGTCAGTAAATACATTAAATCTTCCAACATAACATACTACAGATTCAAAATGTTTTTTCCATGTGGCATGTACTTTTGCAAAGTTTGATGTTGTACCATGAATATCATTAATTATAAATTCAGATTGAACAGTGCTGGAGTCTATATCGCTACATTCTAATAGAAGTTTAAGGTAATCATATCCAATATATTTAATATAATGTAAATTATTCTCAATTTCAAAAGAATAAAATTCAATAACTTTAGATCGGTTTAACCAATTCTCCAAATAATTTATATCATTTCTTAGTATGTTCTGTCCCAAACTAATATCTTCAAGATAATACACACCCAAGTTATCTTGATAATAAGATTTTAAATTTTTCAAATCTTTATTGTAATCATTATTAAATATTAATTTACAATCTTTAGATTTATAATAATCATTATCTCTAATAGAATAATTTTCTATTTTATTAGAAATATGCTTTACAAATTCAATACATTTATACTTTTTATTTTTTTTAAGATTATTTAGAATCAACTTTGTTGATTCTAAATAATTATCATACATATCATCATCTCTTATATATTTCAAGTTATAGTAAGGATCTATACCATGTGTTGGTTGTTTTCTCATTAATATTGTATGAACATCAATATCTGAAATAGTTCTCAATAACATAAAATTTTTTAATAAATTTATATCAGTTTTAAACATTACATTCTCATCAATGTCTTTTTTTAAAATTTCTGTAGGATTTATCTCAAGAAGTTTAAATTCATTTATATTATTTGAAATTTGATATATTTTGAATAGAGATTTTGGGTTAACCTTTTTCAAAGTCTTCAAATAATTATTCAAAGAAACATCTTTATTTGAATTATTATTATCATAAACAATTGTTAAAATCATTTGAATATATTTATTAAAAATATCATTATCTGATAGGTCATTAAATATATCAGTATTTACATGTATTGTATCATGTAATGTATTAATATCTTGCGTATCAATATGATCAATTCGAAGATCAAAGCAACTAAAGGGTTCGTATTTTTTATCTAATGTTATAGGCATTTCTAGTCATAATTTTGGTATTAAAATAAGATATTTCAATTTTTATTTAGAATAATGATCAAGTATCGTCTAATCGTAATAATCAATTAGAAAATCAAGAATATCATAATTTTCACTATCAGTATCAATAAATTTATCATCTATAATAGTATTTTTATGTCTAAATAATAAAATAATAAATTTAAAGTATATATCAGTTTTATAATTTATGCAACTTTTTTCGATAATATTAATAAATAAGTTATACGTAAATTTATCATTAGTTAAATTCTGATTGTTAATCAATAGATATCCTATTTTACAAGTTAAATCTTTTTTAACTATTAAATTGTTAGTAATTTTAAAAAATTGGAAAAGTTCTTCTAAATAAATATATACACTATTATCATTAATATTACAATTAACATAAGATTTTACAGATAAATTTAAAAGATTAATAAAAGAATCATAATTAATTTCTACTTTTGAATCAACACACTTATTCAAACTATGATTGTTAAAGATATTGTTATATAAAACAATTCTGTTACTCTTTTTAGAAACATTTTCAAAGATGAATTCTTTATTATCAAGAGTAATTATCATTAAATTAATAAAGATATAATTTTATAAAATTAAAAATTATTTAATAATATAATAGATAGTAATATGTTGTTTATCAGATAATCCAAGACGAGCTGGATAAAGAAATTTTATATTTTTATTAGAAATATAGCTACATAATGCTAAATGAAGTTCAAGTTGAACATAATCTTCTAAAATAAATCTTGAATTTGTTAATTGTGTTTTAATAAACATTTGATCTACCATATCTTCAGTTGGAGTTAAATTTAAACCATATTCTAATAGATATCTACTTATTCGTATAGATTCTTGATTAATAGATGGGATTAACCATGACCATAACCATATTTTAGTTTGATCGTCAAAAATACCTAATATTTCATAATCAAATTCTTTTTCTTTAAAAATTATTTTATTTTTGTCTCTATTTATTATTGGAGGATTACTATTATTTATAATTGATTTAAATTTTTCGTTAGAGATATCATAATTTAATAATGATTTATTAATTATATTTTTTATATCCATTAATTTTATTTAGAAAATTAATTTTCTAAATAAAATTAATATATGAGTTTAATAAATGAATTCTCCAACTTTTTAAAAAATAACAATCTTGGAACTACAATAGTTGCAACAATTATTTCATCATACATTACTGAATTAGGAATATCATTTTCTGATAATATAATTTTACCAATTATTGATCAAGACTTGGATGGTGACGGTAAACCAGATATTGGAAAACTGAAAAATTTAGTAATAAATGTAGGTAAATGTAAATTGAAATTAGGTGAGTTTTTTATTACATTTACAAAAGTTTTATTAATGTTTATAATAATATTCATTATTCAAAAAGAAGTTAATTTTGTGAATAAAACAATATTAAAAATATAATATATAGAAAATTATTTAAAATTAAAATATTTTTTTTAAATATACTTAAAAAAAGTTTATAACTAATATTAGATGTCAAGTAGTAAATTGACTACAAAAAAAATAAATTATTGTACCAATTGTGGGAAATATGGACATTTTCTTAAAAAATGTACTGAACCAGTTACTTCTCTTGGTATAATTTGTGTTAAGATTGATGGATTGTCATTAAACATTGAATCATTTGGGAAATTTTTAAATGAAAAATATATAGAAATTGATAATTATAATTTTTCAAAAATTGATAATATAGATAAACTAGATAGTTTGAAAAAAAATATAAAATTTTTAATGATTCAAAGAAAACATAGTTTAGCTTATATTGAATTTATCAGAGGAAAATATGATATAAATGAAACAACAAATAATAAACAGAAGGATATGAAAATAAAAAATATAATATCTACTAAAAATGATTTAATAAGATTATTTAGAAATATGTCACCCGATGAAATAAAAGAAATATCAAAATTAAACTTTGATAATTTATGGAATAATTTATGGAAGAAAACATCAAAAAATAAAATATTTCAGAAAGAATATGAAAATTCAAAAACAAATTTTAATAAATTAATTGAACTAGGAATTATAATAGAATTAATAGATGTAAATCCAACTTATGATACACCAGAATGGGGATTTCCAAAAGGAAGACGAAATTTATTTGAGAAAAATCTTGAATGTGCATTAAGAGAATTTAATGAAGAAACATCAATAGAAAATGATGATATTTATTTAATAAATAAAATTAATTGTATTAAAGAAGAGTATATTGGATCAAATTTAGTAAATTATAGACATATTTATTATTTAGCATTAAGTAATAATGAAAATATAGAATATTCGAAAATAGAAAATTCTGAACACAATTATGAAGTTGGAGACATTGGATGGTATTGTTGGGAAGATGCTGTAGAAATGATAAGAGGAAACTATACAGAAAAAATAAAAGTGTTAAATCAAATATACTTTCTATTTTTAAATCTATATATTGATTACACAAAAAATGATAAAAATGAAAAGGTTAGAAATTCAAAAGATAAATCATTTATGACTATATAATTATATTGATAATAAATTTACAAGTAAATCATTGATAACTGTGTAATTTTATTAAGAATATAAAAAAGATACTAATTCAAAATTAAAAAAATTGATTAGGTTTCCATTTAAAAATAAGTATACAATTATCTTAAATGGAAATAAATTATGACACTATTATGAAATATCTAACACCAGATAATGAACAAGATATAGGTGAAAACACTCTAAACTTACCTGTAAATAGATTATGTAAAAAAAATATTATTAGCGATTTGAATTTCTTAAATGTAGATTTAACAAGCGTGTTAAAGTCAACAGGAAATTTTTATAGATTAGGAGTTACAACTAATATTGAAGAAAAAAATAAACTAATTAATGTATCATTTTTTACATCTGTTCTCACTATTTTAGACAATAAATTTTTAACATTGGATGACACTGAATCGAACACTTATGTAAAAAAATTTATTGAACAAATAAAAGAGAGTATATCAAAAACATCATTTAAATTTGAATTAAAATTCAAATTTCCTAAAAATGTATTAATGGATAGAGTCATGGGACATGATTTTAATGATGGATTAATATATCAGACATTAGTTCAAATACTAGATATAAATATATTAATTTTTGAATTAGATGATGAAAAAATGAAAATTCATTCTTCATTTTCTGGTAATTCATTAAACCCCTGGAAACCAATTATAATGTTACATAAAAATAAGAATTATTTTGAACCAATTATAAATGAAAATCAAAAACAGTTTTCTATTAATGATAATTTCATGAAAATATTATTAGAAAAATTTTATAAAGATGTACTATATTTTAATGGTAAATATTTAGATAAAGATTTTTCAATAATTGATGACAGTTCAGAAATAGTAAAAGATATTATTAATCAATATAGTAAAGAAGAAGATAGAATAGAAGAATCTTTTGATAAAAATAATGAAGAAGATATACTACAAGATATAAAAGTCACTAATTGTTTAGAATCGACTGGATTAATTAAAAAGAGTTCAGAAATGTCAGAAGAAGAAAGTGAAACGGACGATGAACAAATAGATAATAATGTTATAAAACTTTATAATAAAACAGCATTAAGAAGTATGAAGAAAGATGAAATTATGTCTTTAATTTCAAAAAATAAAAGTATATTTGTTCATTTCTCAAAACCTCAAAAATTAACAAAAAACGAACTAATAGAAAAATTTATATTCTTTCAAAATATCAATAATAATCAGAACAGTGTAAAAATTACATCTTTACATTAGATTTTCAATTATACTAAAATTATTGAGCTTTCCTCAAAAGAATATATAAGAATTTTTAAAATTTTTCTAAAATAACTATATTATGGGACCAGACACATGGGGGCCACATGGATGGAAATTTATACATTTTATAACTATGGCATATCCGGATCACCCATCCAGATATGACAAACAAAATTATAAAAACTTTTTTTTAAATTTATCACATGTAATTCCTTGTAGTTTATGTGCAGATAATTACAAGGATCATTTAAGACAGTATCCTTTGACAGAAGAAGTATTATCAAACCAAGAAAATTTGATGAAATGGGGAATAAAAATGCATAACTTAGTAAATGAAGAAAATCAAAAAAAAATATTTTCTAATGAAGAAGCATATAAATTAATTTCTAAAGAAGATGTTGCAGATAGATCAAATTGCAAAAGAATTATTGAAGAAAATAAAGTTTATAATTATTCTGAAAATAAACTTAATATAAGTAGCTTCATTTTTTGTTTATTTATTTTCGTTGGTATAATTATTTTTATACAATATTATAGTTTGAATAATTTTAATGATTTGAATAAATTATATTCATTTGTATAGAAAATACCAAATATGTTTAAAAACATAGTAAATATAGAAAGTATATGTCAGAACCTGTGATAAATTTCGATGTTAATGAAATTAAAGAAAAAGTACAATTAATTACTGAGAAAGTAAATGAATTAAGATCTAATAATGTATCGAATATTGAGATTGAATCTTATTTTTTTAACAATGAAGAAGCCTTGTATCAAAAATATCCATTTCTTATTAAAAAAATTATTAAAAATGATAATCTAGATTTTCTAGATAAAATGGTTTCTAATTTACAAATGGTAGAAACTGGTGATCAAACCTTTGCTTCTACAGAACTTAAACTAGGTGAAGAATTGGCAAAAGAATACTTACCTAAAAAAATTTAAGCCTAAAAAAAATTAAATTTTTACTCTATTAACTTTGAAATATTAATAGAATAATTATTATCATTGCATTTTTCTAACCAATCATCCGCTTTTACATGATTTTTTTTCTTTATGTTGATATAGATGTTAGAATTATTTTTAGAAAAAAACCATTTATTGTAGTAAGAAATATTAATGTTAGATGGTAATATAATGTTATCTACTAACTCAAAATTATCATTAAATAATTTTTTAACTTCTTCTTTATCAACTCCTTTGTAAAACCAACCAATATGTCTACGTAAATTTGGAAATGTACCTGTTGTTGTTAAACTCTTTATAATTCCAAAAAGAAAACAATCGGAGCAAATATAATGTATCTTAATCCCATAATCATATCCAGCATCAGACATATAATCTTCAAACTCACTTGATGTATATCTATCAGGTAGTGATGAAGGTCTTTTAGTTTCATGACTTATTTTATGAATTTGTATATTATTATTTTTTTTAATAATGTTTATATCTTCACCAACTTGAAAAGTAGATATTAATCTAGAAAGAATAGATAATGATTTATGAGTTGTACTTTTATAACTTGATTCTTCATCATCATCATCATCAACAGCTTCACAAATATCAGACTGTCTTTTATCTATAAAACTTTTTCTATTTTTGTAAATGTCATTCATTAAAAATGAATGACATTCACTATTTGTATTTATTTTACAACAATCACATATTGAAATAATAGGTACAACAGTATTAATTTCTACTTCGTCATCACTTTCTTCTTCATTAATATTTTCATTATAAAAACAATATTCACAATAAAATTGCGTATTCTCATTATATCTATCTAAATTTTTATTAAATTCTAAATAATCAAAATCTCCACATAATGAACATTGTCCATTAAAAACAGATTCATTACACCAACAATCTCCACATTTTAAATCATACGGTTTAGAAACAGGAATTAATAATTGACCATTATTATTACACTCTCTACATTTTGTGAAGTAACAATCTCTACATATTGGGTTATCATTAACATATCTAACACAATATGGTGTAACAAATAAAGTTTTTATATTTTTACAAAAACTACATTCGCTTTTTTCTTCTAAAATGCTGTCATAACAACTGTCCATTTCATATATGTCTGTACATCTTTTGCAATCTTTATTTACTAATTCATTTTCACTTATATTTGAATTACAATCTATACATAAATTTTTTTCTTCGTTATCTTTTATCATTTTTGATTGTTAAATTAAGTATAACCTATATGTTATATTTTTCAATTTTTTATTTATCTTTTAAGAAGTATATATGTTTTTCTTTATTGTTATAATCAATTAAATTTTTAATATATTTTAAATTTTCAGATGAATTAATTTTTTCTTTAAAAAATGTATTATACCACCATTTAGTAGCATCAATTGACTTACTTTTATATTGATGATATTCATCTCCATAATAATTATTACCATCAATGTATATCATAATTTTATTAATCATAATTTGTTGATCATTTGCTAACATGATATTTATAAACTTAAAATCTTCAACATATTCATCTGATAAAACTAAGTCAGGATAAATATCTTGTAGATATTCATCTGTTGACAACAATGATAGAATTTCTTCAAGATTTGATATCTTCTTGTCTAACAACTTTGCATCTTTAGTTTGATCATATTTGAACCCTTTGCATACTAAATATTTTTCAGAATTACTTGATCTGGAAAATAAAGGTTTATATATATATGATTCTTCATAAAAAGAAGTAACTAAATATATTAATTTTAAAGATGTCATAGTAAAAGTTTCAAATATCTTCAATACAAATGATCCTTTTACATTTTGAACTCTAATAGCAGCTATAAGTTCTCCAATAATTAATTGATATGCCTCTTGTTCTTGAAATTTATCATCATCCCAATCAAGTTCTCCATCTGCAGTAACCAAATCTGCATAGTTTTTACTTTTTGAAATTTCTTTTTTAAAAATACTAATTGTTTTTACGTTTGTAATATCACCATTTGTTTTACCTTTGTATTTATTTGCAGTTTCTAATGGATAAGTTTTATGAACATTAATAAGACCTGGATACAGTTTATTATAATGTCCTAAAAATTGTTTTCCAATATCAATGTTGTTTGCATTTTCAGGGTGAATTGTTACACCAAAGTATTTATCTTTTTTCAAATCATACTTATACTGTTCTCTAAATTTAAGAACAGCTTGGAGAAATGATCCAGGACCTTCAGCAAGTGCAGCATAATTTAAATCTTTCTTTGAACCAATATCAAAATATGTCAAAATTTCCCACATTTTGTAAAATGATCTTGAAATAATTTGTGGATCATCTTCTTTCATATCGAAAAACTTTTTAGTATCATTTGTTAAATCATCACTATTAATTATGCTATGTTCAAATGGATTAACAATATAGAAAAAATTATTTTTGGATTCTAATTTATTAGTTCGGTCCATTGATTCTTTTGTTCTATGAATAAAATAGTGATAACCTAAACTCAATGAGGGGTAATTAATAATTGGAGATATAACAATATCTTTTTTACCTATAGGTTTATCTAAAATTTTATTATCACTAGATTGTAACTTAAAAATAAATGGTTTATATTCGGTCATTAGTATAATAGATCTTTATTTATTTATATATTAATCAATTTTTTATGAAATAATAAAGAAAAATTATTTTATTCTAAAAGTAAGTATAATGAAATTAGTAATAGCAGGAGGAGGAGCTAGAATGTCATATTTATTAGGAATTAAAAAATATATTGACGAAAATAAATTAATTATTGATGAATATTCTGGTTCTAGTAGTGGATCTATATTTATTGTACTAATGGCATGTAATATTGGTAATGAAATAATAACAAAAGAATATTTAAAATTAATAGATAATAATACTATATATAGAAACAACTTTGTTGATTCTAGATTAGACATTGTAAAAAAATATTTATATAAAATTTTACCATATAATTGTCATAAATTATGTACAAATAAAGTACATATTTCATATTCCTATTTTGAATTTCCATTTATTAAAAACATGATTGTAAGTAAATTTAAATCAAAAGATCATCTAATACAAACTATTCTTTCATCAGCTAGTTTCCCATTTTTTGTTAATAAAAATCTTTTTTATAATAATGATAAAAAACTAACTTTAGATGGATTCTTTTCAGATAATACTCCATTATTAGATAAAAATAATTCAAAAAATCAAATTATAATCAAAACATATTTTAGAACAATCATGGATTTGGATATATTCATATATAAAAAATTATCTAAAAAAATGACTAATTTAGGATACTTTCAAATGAAAAAATTTATAGAAAATGGGGAATCAATGACTGACTATATAATATCACATAATAAGAATAATTCAAAATTATATTTTTATATTTTAATTCTAATAATTTTTTTTATGATATTAAAAAAAACTTGGAGTTAACAGTTAATTATATATTATTAAATATATAATGAACTTTAATAAAGCTACTAATGAAATAAATACAGGTTTGAAATATCTTTACAGGATATATGGTTGTTACTAAAAGATTCTTTAATTCTAAATAGGGTAAAAAATGATAAAAAATTGAAATAATTTTGTTAAAGTTTATTCTAAGGTTGATAATGACAACGTATAATATTGAATGTAACATTCTAGATATAAATCCTGAAGAAAGAAAATTTTTTAGTAAGGATAGGTATCAAAATAAAATTAGGACTTCTAGACCAAGTTATGGAATTTTCTGTTATACACTTGGGAATACAATTGAAGATACTAAATATTTAATGGTAATGAGAAGAAACTCTTATGCATATGAGGAATTTATAAGAGGTAGTTATAATATAGAAGATTTGAATTATATTAAAATTCTAATGAGTAGACTAACAAAAGAAGAAGGAAAAAAAATTATAAATTATGAATTTGATTATTTATGGAATGATTTGAATAAGGCCTATAGTATTACAACTACTGATCCAACTAAATTAAGACTTGCAAAAGAAAATTTTAATAAAATTAAAATGAATAAACATCTATATAATTTATCTTTAGAAAATATCATATGGGATGAACCAGAGTGGTGCTTTCCAAAAGGTAAAAAAAATACTTATCTTGAAACAGATATGGATTGTTCAATGAGAGAATTTAGGGAAGAAACAAAAATATCAGAAGATGAATATACTATAAGAAATATACTTCCAATAGATACAACATATGTTGCTGATAATGGAGTATCTTATAATAACACATATTACTTTGCTCAAATAAAAAATTATAAAGAAATTATTATTGATGATACAGATGAGATTCAAAAGGCAGAAATCGGAAATATACAATGGCTAACAAAAAGTGAATGCATAAATAAAATTAGAAATTATCATACATATATTTATGAAATTTTAGATAAAGGTTATGACATATGTGAACAATTAATTTATCATAATAATAAATAGTGATTATATATTGAATCAACTTTTTATTTCCTACGATTTTTTCCTACGGAAATTACATTAATCAAAGAAGATTAGGAAAATAAAAAGTTGAATATTTTGTTGATTCTAAATTAACTCTTTCTTCAATCTTGATTCTAATTTAGTTCTATATTTCTTTGGAATAAAATTAAAATCAATAATTTTTTCATTTCTTTTATATAATTTTTTTATTTCAATATTTGCTTCTAAATATTTATCCAATTCTTTCTTTTCATCAATGTATTTATTTTTATCAACTTTTGGTATTCTTTTACCTTTAAATATAGAAGGAATATTATCCGAACTATCTCCTTTTACTATTTTTTCATGTAGTTTTTGATTAGCTTCAGTTTTAGTTAATTGAAATAGTTTCTTCTTTTTATATTGCGCAAAATAAACATTATCATTACCTAATTGTAAAAAATCTTCATCTCCTGATACAACAATAATCTTATCGTATTTAAACTTGGAATTAGAATTAATAAACATAGATGAAATAGCAATAATATCATCAGCTTCTATTTTTTCTTCTTTAATTTCTATTATATGTTCATTATTCTTTACCCATGTAGGAATTAATTTATTATATGTATGTTTGAATATTGGAATAAAATTATTTTTTAAAGTTAGATCTTGTCTACCTCCTTTATAGTTTTCTATTTCTGAATTTCTCCAAATAGTTTCTTGAGGAGGATCTCTTGCGAATAATATTAAACTATCATTAAAAATTTTCTTACCTACTAACTTATTAATAGATTCTATATACATTTTTTCATATTTTTCCATAAATATTTCATTTGTTAACCAATTATATGATTGTTCACCTTGTTCTTTTATTTCCTTATATTCTTCTTTGTGAGCTAATCCATACCAAACTTTTGTTGCAAAAAATCTGTAAAAGCTGGTATAAGATGAATCAACTAAAATTATATTACTATATTTCATTAAGATAATACAAGATAAATTATTTAAATATATTTTTATTCAATATTATTTAAAATAATAATCTACTAAAAATTAAGTACTTAATGAAAATATTAAGTAGATTATTTTGTTGTTTTAAAGAATCAGAAGAAGATAAAAAGAAAAGGATATTTGAAATACAACTAAAAAGGATTAAATTATTACCTAACTATAATAAAATTCGTTTATAAATTTTAAATGAAATGAAATGAAAAGAAAAAATATTGATATAAAAAAATATTAACTATGACTAGGTTAATATCTAAACATTTATAATGGATAAGTATAAAATTATTATTATAGGTCCAGCAAATTCAGGTAAATCAACAATACTAAGTCAATTAAAGGAAGGAGTAATAATAGAAAACACATATACCCCTACAATTGGAGTTGATTATGGAACTAAAATAATTACAGTCAAAGGTGAACCAGTTAAAATTAATATTTGGGACACAGCAGGACAAGAAAGATTTGATTCAATTGTAAATATATATTATAGAAAAGCAGATATGGCACTTATAGTTGTCGATTTATCTGATAATAATTACAAACATTCTTTATCATTAGATACTTTTATTAATAAAGTTAGTAATGTATCTGGAGACATTCCAATATTTTTAATAGGAAATAAAATAGATAAAGTAAGAAATAATAAAAAATTAAAAATAGATATTAATAAATATGAAAAAATTAATAAGTACTTTGAAATATCAGCAAATGATATAAATGATGTCAATTCAATGTTCGATTATATATTAAATAATGAAATATTACCTACAATTGAAACTAAAATTAATACTGAAAATAATAAAAATATTAAATTAGAACAAAAAAAATATAATTTTACAAATTATTTTTGTAATATATTATAAAGTGTGGTCATTTATAAATTTAAGTGCATCAGATTTACCACTAATTTCACCAAGTTTTACAAATTTATTTTTTTCTCCATCTTTATAATGTTTTAAAAAATAGATAATATTATTTAGATCATACGATTTCAGTTCACTAATGTCAAGAGTATCTTCATACTCATTGTCAATTTTATTATCTAAAACACAAATTATTTTATCATCTTGACCAGCTTCATCATCAGTTCTTATTTTTCCTATTACTCTTACTTTTGTACATGAACCTGCAATAAGAGAGTGTTTAGATAACAATATAATATCAACAGGATCTCCATCCGGAGATAATGTTTTTGGAATAAATCCGTAATTATAAGGGAATGAATTTGTATTATGTAGTATCCTATCTAAAACTAATTTATTATTTTCACAATCGTATTCATACTTTTGATTTGAACCTTTTGAAATTTCTATTATGACTTCCATATATAAAAAACTACAATATTTTTTTTAAAGATTTTATCTATAACTATTATTTGTAATTTTTTAAAAATAATACTTTAAAAAATTAAAAAATATAAGCTTATAGTAATAATGCCTGGTTCAGATATGACAAGAGCATCAGCGCCTATACCAATCAATTACACTAAATCATGTTATAGTTTTTCAGATTCTGGTATACCTAAGAAGAGATACTTATTTGATTTAGTTTTAACTTTAAAAAATAGGCAAACAAAAAAATTTACAAAACTTGAAAAAAATTTACAATCAACTATTATAAACACAGAAGATAATTTAAATTATGATGACATAAGTGAATTCGAATTAAATTTTGCAGAAATTCCATTTGATGATGATATTGAATATAGAATAACCGGAAAAATTAATCACAATTTTTCTTCTTTTGAAGTTCATTCTGATAAATTTTATATTGAATTTAGCCAAAATTACAGTGGTAAAACTATATGTCAAAGTTATATCATAGATGGAAATCTAGAAAATTTATTATCTTGTTCACCAAATTAAATTCTAAATTATATTATAATGTCAACAATTTTACTAAACGAAAGTAAACTACAGAACAGTTCAAAATATAAAACAACGGATATTGATCCTACTAATGAATATTATTTATTTGATATACATCTAGAATCAAACAAAAGATCTAAAAAAATTAAAAAAATTTCAACAGATATCTCAAAACTTTTATTAACAAATGAAGACAATATATATTTCAATAAATACACAAAAATTAACTTTAAAATATATAATTTAAAAAAACAGATATTATCACATAATTTATCAATTAATTTATTAAATGATAATATTATTCATAAAGATAAAAAAATATATTTAGAGATAAACAATCAAAATGGATATTTGACATTATTCTATAACTTGGAAAGATACAATTAAATCAAAATTTTTATTTATTAAATAAAGATTTTGTTTCTAATTACATTTAATGGAAAAAAATAAAATTATTTGTCATATTGTAGGTGCAGATATTAATGATAAAAAATTAATAACAGATTTTTGTAAAATATCAAAAAAACATGACTATATTGATCTTGATAAATTAAATGAAGAAATTCTTAAAGGAGAAGAAATGGAAAAATTATTCAAACAATATAATAAATTTAAAAAATCAAATAATGATAAACATAAAGAAACATTTAAATCAATGACTAAATTATGGGAAGAAAATTTAATAATTAAAGTATCTAATTTAATATCTTCTAAAAAAAAAGCTATTTTAGTTGGTAGAAATCATCATTTTAGATTTGTTTCTAAAAAAATAGATTTTAATGTTTCTAATAAATTTATTTTGGAAAAAGATACTAAAAATATAACTAAAACTATAATAAAATCTAATATTGAAAAGAATTTTAATAGTATTGTTAATGGTGCATATCCACTAGAAAATCTTGATTATAATAAACAATATTCAAAACTTGTTAACTTTGAGCAAAATTATTTAAAAATTGGTTACTCAAAAATAAAATTAAATGATCTTATTGATATTTTAAAATATCATCAAAAAAATAAAATACTCGGAAAGGGTTTATGGGTAAGTCTTAATGAAGAGTATAATATAGGATCATTAATTCATCCTAATAAATCAAAAATTTATGGATTTACTGATCCTGTTTTATCATTAATAGAAAGTTTTAATTTTCCTAACAAAGAATCAATATATGAAATGGATTCAAATGGAGTAACTGATAAAGTAAAAATATTAAATATTGATTCATCAAAAATAGATCAATTAAGAAAAAGTAGATATATCTATTATGTTTCAAAGGAAACTTTTATTCCTTCTTCTAAAAATAATAATTTGAAATACAATACTCAAAATAGTATTTCTATTTTGGATAAAGAAAAAGTAGATAATGTTTATAAAAAATTAAAAGATCTAAATGTATTAGATTAATTAACATGAATCAATTTAAGGGAATATATAACTTAAATTGTATTATGGCAGAAACATTTGAATTTATGAATCCAAATGATGTTAAATTTGAAAACATTGACGAAATAGAACTATTAGTTATTGATCCTTCATTTATATATCAATTAGATCATAATGAACCTGGATATTTAAACGAGATACTTAAATCAGTCAATATTCAAAAATTTAGTGTTAATCCTAACGATTTTTTAACAAAAGTAGGCGAACTACTTGAAAATGAAAAATACGCATCAGATGACACTCAAATAAAAAAAGAAGTTATTCATGATGAACCAAACTTTTTATATGAAATTATCTATTTAGATATTGATGATAAAGAAAAAATTACAAAAGAAATTCATAATGGTTTAGGAACACTATTAAATACTGAAGAAAATCATATTTTTGGAAAAGTAATTTTAATAAAATCAAATATTCCTGAAAACAATATGAATACAATGTCTTTTTCGAAAGTTGATAGTAGTGATATTTATAATATACTTAATTCTAGAGTTAATACAAAAGTTGTAATTTATGAAGATGGTGAATTTAGAGAAGAAGTTATGAATGGACAAATTGATGTATATTCAAAAAGAATATTTAATGAAAACTTCTATCTTCACAAAGAATTACCATTTTTATTACATAATTTAAATATTCATTACACACATGATGATTACGGAGAAGAATTTATTCCCAATTTAGTAAAAGGTAAAGTAGATTTAGCTGTTTTTTATACAATGACATCTGACGAATTAAGAGGAAATTTGACATTAGATGAATTGAAAAAAATTATTACTCTTTCTAATAAATTAGATACATTCGTTCCTGATAAAGAAATTTTAAAAGAAGAAAAAGATGATATGGGTAGAGATATTATTAAAAATAAATATAGAATTCTTCAACAAGTATATAATATAAATAAATAAATAATATAAATAAATAATATAAATAAATAATCTAAATATTATTAATGAATTCAAGTAATGACCAAATTAATATCCCTATTGAAATGGGTACTTCTATAAATCAAATAAAATCAAATAGACAAATAAATGTTAACAATTTAGTAAAAAATGTTGAAACAAATATTGACAATTTAGAAAGAACTAGAAATATAGAAACAACACCTCCTTCTTTTCAAGTTGGAGGATATCAATATGAACATCAACAGTTAATGAACCAGTCCAATAATCCTATTATAGAAACAATAGCTCCTGTTCAACATATAAATATGAACCAACAACATAATAATTTACAAAATCAAAATACAGTTCCTATAACAACTATTAGTAATAATTATATTAATCATAATAAAGATTATATATCAGATAATTCTTGGTTTACATTTTTAAATAGAGAATTATTTTTAATAATACTTCTTTTTAGTTTGTTCTCTCATAGAAAATTTAATACATTAATTGCACGATTTATTCCTTTAATTACTGATAGTAGATTCTATACATTATTTGTATTAATTAAAGGTGTTTTGTTTTCTTTAATATTATCTATTTTCAAAAAAGTATAAATATATTTCACCTTGGTGAATAATAAACACTATTATTTTTATTTATTTAGAATCAACTTTGTTGATTCTAAATAATCTATCACATTTTTAAATAAAATGTAATCTTATTTATAATGAAAAATATATATAATAATAACGAAGATTTTTATTATGGTTTATTTGTGATTATAATGCTTACTATATTACTTGTACAATTTAATAATAATAATAAACACGACGTTTCAACTAGAGAAGATTTTGGAAATTATATTTCTGCTTGTAATAGATTACCTAGAGCAGTAAACAATGCTTTACAAAAAAATAAAATTAACGAAGGTGATGAAAATGATTGGGAATATTATATCCCATGTGCATACACTTTCTGTGAAAAAAATATACTAAAATTTGAAGATGTTGATACAGGTAAAAAATTATTTATGTTAGATGGGTGCGATTGGATTGCATCTAAAGTTGCTATATGGTCTTTAATTAAAAATGAATTTGGACATAGAGCAAGTGAAATTATGCCAGAAACATTTATATTGTCAGATAAATTAGATAATGAAAGATTCAAAAAATTTTATCAATACAAAAAATCAATTAATCCAAGACACAAATTTATTGCTAAAAATTTCAAACAAAGACAAAAAGGATTAAAATTATTAAGTAATTTAAATGAAATTAATGATGGTATTAGAAAGGATTTTAAGGTTATTCAAGATTTTCTTGAAAATCCATATACAATAAGTGGTCATAAAATTAATCTAAGATATTATTTACTAATAACATGTTATCAATCAAAAATTAAAGGTTATATTTTTAATGATGGCTTTCTCTATTATACACCAAAAGTATTTGAAAAATTTTCTAATGATGATGATAGATGTATAACTTCTGGATACATAGATAGAAAGATTTATGATGAAAATCCATTAACAATTAAAGATTTTGAAAAATATCTAGGACCTGACAAATTAAAAATATTTAATAAGGAAATAAAATATAAATTTTCTTTAATTATGAAATCACTTTCAAATAAAATTTGTAGTAATAGAAATTTAGATAAACATTTTAAATTTCAGGTATTTGGTGCTGATATTGCTCCAGATGAAGATTTAAAAGTAACTTTGATGGAAATAAATAAAGGACCAGATTTAGGATATAAAGACGGTAGAGACGGTGATCTTAAAAAAGATATGGTACAAGATTTATTTAAAATATCAGAATCTAAAGGTGATCATACAAATACTAGATTTGTAAATATATGGTAAAATATTAATCTTTTTTATTCTAATATTATGATAATGAATAGTAATATTTTAAATAAATTCAATTCAAATGGTTTATATAATTTTTCTGATAATTATATTTTTAATCCTATTAGCGACTACATTATACCTATTTTTAGGTACTTTAATTTCACTCCAAATCAAATAACAATTTTATCAACACTATTTAATATAACTTCGCTTGGCTTTTATATTAATAATTTTAATTATATATCAGCATTATTATATTTTATTGGTTATCTTTTAGATTGTATTGATGGTCGATATGCTAGAAAATATAATTTAGATAGTACTTATGGAATGATGTTAGATCAAGTAACAGATGTTATTACAAATATACCATTTAATATAATTATTATTTTCAAAAAATTATATAAATTAGATATTATTAGTGCTGTATTTATAGTTGTTATATCTGATTTACTTATGTTATCATTTTCATTAGAAGAAGCTTATGATTGTATTATTGAAAACAATCATGATGATTTTTATAATAGTAAAAAATTTATGATAATAGATAATAATGATGATTGTTTTATAGTATTGTATAGCTTGTTTCTTATAATAAATAATACTGTCTATAACAGATATAGAAAATTTATTGAAAATCAAAACTACACTCAATTTAGTCTTATTAAATATAAAAAAAATATAATTAAAGATTCTCTAAAATTTTTTATTCAATTTGGAACTGGAAATTATTGTTTATTCATTATATCAATGATACTAACTTAACTTTATAAATTAAATACCTACTCCTGTTGAAC